TTGAGCTAATTCCATTGTGTACTCAGCTTTTAGAGCTCTTGACTTAGCAGTAACTGTAGCTTTTTCGATTTCAAAAGCCATCTCGCCGAAAGAACCGTCGCCGGATTCACCGACTCCTAATCTTTCTGCAGCTGCTGTACCAAGACCTTCACCATAGTTATCTGTGGTTAAAGTTGTTGCCTCGTCAGCAATACTGTTATCTGCAGGTGAATCCTGGTCAGTAACTCCTTCTAGACCTGTTGGGTCTTGGCCTTGAGCGGCTGCTGGAGATGCTTTGGATAATCCTGAGAATACTGTGTCTGCTTCGTTATAAAGCGCTTCTGTACCACCTTGTGATGTGTACTTTGATTTCATTGCGAAGATAAGACCTGTTGGTCCACTCATTGGCTGAACGCCAGCGATATCATAAGCAATTAAGTTAGGCATTGCTCTTCTGACAAGAGAGATTAATACTGGATCAAAAGTTCCAATATTACCAGCACCAACATTGTTAGCTGCTGCTGCTTCAGATATGAAGTTACCTTCCATCTGTGCTCTTTCTTCTCTTAGTGCAACTTCCTGGTTTTCTAACAATCTAGCTGTAACAGCTTTCTTGTAACGGTCGTTAATTTCTGGTGCACCTTCGTGCTCTAGAACTGGACCCCATTTTTCCATTAAATTTGCGTCTGCATTAAACATTTCTGTTTCCCCTTAATTAAAATTAATTTAAATGTTTTGTTATAGCTTGTGTGTATTTAGCCATAGTATCTGAAACTGCTTCTTGTGAAACATTTTCTTCACCTAATAAACTATCTACTTCATCAACTGATTCAGTAACTTCTTTATCAAAGTATGATTCTTTAACAGTTTTTACTTTCATTTCGAAAGATTCTCTGTTATCAAATTCGATATCTTCTACTAAAGATGCTAATTTCTCAGCTTCTGTTTCCGCAAGCCCTGAAGATTGTTCTCTTACTACTTCAACCTTTTCAAATTCTTGAACCTTTTGATGTAATTCGATATTATCTTCTGTGGTTTTGTTTAGAACTCCCTCTAGCTCAGTAACTTGTTCGTTGAGTTCATCAACTAAGTCAACTTTACCTTCTGGAACTTCAATATAGTGCTCTTTGAACACTGACTGTAAAGAAGTCATAAAGTCTTCAGCAATTTCAGTCCTTAGACCGTTTGTTACTGCTACTTCATTTTCTTTCATCCAATTTTCAACTACGTAGTCTAAGTAACCATTTACTTTTTCTACTAGATCATTTTGAATGTCTGCTACTTCTTCTTCTAAGTTTTGCGCGTATTCGCTTTCTAATCTATCAACTTCTGCTGTTAATTTAGATGTTAACACTGCTTCAAAAATTGCTCCTGCCTTTCCTCTGAATTCATCGGATAGTGTAGCTTCTTCTTTAATCAATGCATCTAAATCTTCGTCAAAATCAACCGCTTCAACTTTAGCTTTCACTACTTCGCCATGCTTCATGTCAGCACCTTTAGCTCCTGGAGCTTTAGATTGCTTGACTTTCTTCACTGCGTCGTCTGCTGATTTGATTGAATCTTCTTCAGAAGTTTCGTCCACTTTCGCCATTTTTGAGAATAGCTTCTGCGCGTCTTCTTTTCTAGCCTTCTTTAACATTTCTACTGCTGCTTGGATAACACCCGCTTTGGTTTTAGGAATAGCGATTTGAGGTGCTTCTTCTTTCACATCCTCTTCCTCTTCTTCTTCCTCTTCCTTACCGTGCATTTCCTTCTTAGCTTTAGCTTCTTCCAGAGAATCCTCTGAGACTTCCTCGTCTAAATTTTCATTCTCAACGAGCTCTTCGGTCTCTTCATTACTCTCTTCCTGAAGTTGCTCTTCTTCAACTGTAGCATTGTCTTCGACTATTTCATTTTCTTGAACTTTAACGTCTTCTGACATATCATTCTCCTACGATTTTAGATTTATTTTAGAGAGGAAATTTTTAAAGGCTCTAATTTCAGTATCACTTGATACTAATTTCGATTCTTTAATTTCAGTCTCAATTTCTTCAATGTCTCTACTTTGAAGAAGTCCATTATCCCATACCCATTCAACACCTTCCATAACTCCATTTACAAATGCACTTGGAGCGGATGGATCTTGAACAATATCTACAGTGGCAAGCATAAAATCCTTGCCCACATATTGGACTCCATTCTTCTGTACGAGACTTCCCATACCACGACTTGATACACCAAGCTTAACTCCACCTTCGAGAAGACCTTCAACGATCTTACCCATTGGGGTTTTAAGTATTGATGCTTTTCCTACAACATCATTACCTCTAAATTTTAGAGAATTGATCTTGTGTGAAACCTTATCTAGATTTACTGTTGGTCCTTCAGGATGATTTAACTCCCCAACAGCTCTTCCAGTTTTAACTTGTTCTGTCACATATTTTTCTACTGCTTTCTCAAGAGTATCTCTTTCGTATATGCGACCATTTCTGTTCTTTTGTTCGGCTTGCATAAAGACTCCTTCAATGAAGTAATCCTTTTCACCGTTTTTCTTAGCTTCGCAAATTATTTCTAATTCGTTATCTATATGTTCTGTAATAAGTTTCATTTTTATCCTAACATTTTTAACATATCTTGCATAGCCTTCTTAGCTTCTTTTTCAGATCTTATATCTTTTTGAGCTAATTCGCCACCAACATACAAATTAAATTTGTTACCTTTTTTAGTTATAACGACTTCAGGAGCACCTTTCTTACGTACTCCCTTTTTGCTGGCACTTGCAACCTGCTTTTCACCAGGTTTAAGCTTTAACTTAGCTTCCCTAAGCTCAGCAAATGTTTTCATTATTCCTCTTCTTTTAGTCCGTTTCTTTGACTTAAAGTAGAAGCAATTTCTACTTTTCTAGCATCCAATGCAGCTGTAACTTTGTCTGACATTAGACTTTCAAAATCTTTACTAGCTTTTACATTATCACCATTCTGTACGTTTTTAATTATATTTTCAACACTCATATTATCCTCGCTACTATATATTTATACAAATTCATTCCTTAACCATACCTCGGATCATCCGGATCTGGCATATCGTTTTCACCGTCTTTATCTTCGGCATCGATTTGTTTTGCGATTTGTTCTATTTCATCATCGTTAAATCGTAATATATTCTTTCTTACCCATTCGTTGGATATGAATTTACCAATATATTCATCTAATGATGATAACATATCAAATCTTTCTTTAATCATTTCAGATTGTTTAAGTTCTGAGAAGTAGTTATCTTCAATAAAGTCGAATGCAATAGTTTCTTTCCATGTATTCCAATCGTCTTTAGTAATAACACCTTTCAATAAAAGCTGAGTTTTTAATAGCTGTACAAATAAATGACTAAATCTACTTCTTAATCTATCAATAAACTTCTTAAACTTTACTTCGTCTCTTGTTATTTCAGATGTTCTACCTAAACTAAACTGAGCTTCCTGTTCTAACCTATTTACAGGAACGTTCAATGATTTATATAACTTCTTCTGGAAGTATAGAATATCATCAATTTGACCTAGGTTTTCTCCACCAGGTAATGTTGATATTTCTGTACCTCTTCCACCTTCTCTTCTTGGTAGGAAGAAGTCTTCTAACATTGACATATGTTTCTTATCGTCTTTAATATTACCGGTACTTGCATCATAAACCAGTTTATTTCTATACTGATTCATTATACCTCTGAGGTATTCTTCTGCTTTACCTTTTGGTAAGTTACCTACATCAATGTAAAATATTCTTCTTTCTGGAGCTCTTGATATTCTATAAATTACCAATGAGTCTTCCATCATTCTTAACTGGTTAACTGGCTTTAATGCTTTATGTAAATATGATAAGATTCTCTTTCTTTGAGAATCCATAATACCAGATGTACAATAAGCAATTGCATCAGGATATATTTTAATACCTTGATTGTACTTGCCCATTTGATTGTCTTGGTATAAGAAATACTCTTCTACCTTTTTAACAATGTTAGCTCCAGTCTTCGGATCTTGTTCTTCTGTGACCTCTTTAACTTTTCTTAGTTTTGCTGGGTCAATATATCTTAATTCTTTAATACCACCTTTCTCATTACCTTTATCGATAATAATGTGGTATGGTAATCTTCCATCAATATACCACTTTCTGAATATATCATGTGCGTATTGATTGAAGTTTAATAACTTTAATACATGTTCAAATTCATTCTTGACCATGTCTTTTATTTTATCTGATACTTCTAATTCATCTAAAATAATATTAACAGGAGCTTCATCATGATCTCCTACAATTGCTTCGTTTACAATATCTTCTACAGCTGCATCGCATTCAGGCTGTGTAGATATATCTCTGTACTTGTATATTAAATCAACGTCGGTTTTAGCCTTATCGCCATCAACGTCTATATACGCGCCAAAGTGACCGCCAGCTTTAATTACGCCGGAGGCATCGTCGTCATTCTTAGGAACAAATGAAGGTCGAAGCTCTTTCTCCTTCTTTGCTCTCTTTATTTCAAATCCAAAAAATTCTGCCATAATTTATCCTATATTATTGGGGGAGTTACCTCCCCCGCTAATATTATTTATAACGTTACGAAGTAGTGTTAGACTCCCAGTATTGAATCTGGAATTCTACTGTAAACTCTTCAATAACGTTTTCGTTATCGTAACCTAGTTCGATAGCTGCCATGTTTACTGGA